CTTCGCCTTGCACGTATAGGACGCCCCGGCATGTCTGTGCTTACTCTTCCTTCTGCTCGATATACTGGTATTCTCATGTTATTACCTCAACAAAGGACGTGGCATTGGACGTAGGCTAGTTGTAAAGTTAGATCCTGACGATCTTGTAGAATATTGTGGACCAGAACCGAATATTCCGCGTTGATAGCCAAGACCTGCTACCTGACCTAACCCACTTATTAAAGAGGCAGTGCCTTGAGCACGTAGACTAGCAGCAGCGCCACTACCCTCCATACGTGCTAACTCAGCATTAAGACGTGCGTTTTCTTGTTCATCACTTATCTGCATATTTGTCATTTCATTGTTAAACTCATTAACAGCCGCTTGATAATCAAACTCTCTGGCATTTATGCGCAATACAGCAAGTGGAGTGCCTCGGCTCATATCAAAGCCAGCGTACCCAGTATTAGCCCTTACTTCACTTTGTACTTCTCTTTCAAACGATCTACGATTTCTTACTTTATCAATAGCAAACTGTGCGTTAATAATGCCACGTTGTTTCTCAAGCAAACCAATATCGCGCTCAATCATTTCTGCATTGAAGTTTGCCGCAGCTTGCGCTTTCTCAGCAGCTTTATCAGACGCATTCTTCTGTTTGATAGCGCCAGTCAATCCTGTAAAAACTTGTATTCCTGTGCAAACCGCGCCCATAATCTACCTCACAAATCAAATGTATTCATGCGTGGGAACAACGCCAATACCGTCAATGGTAGTGGTTGCGTTTGCCTCACAAAAATACGGTCATCATCTTCAAACCCACCAGGAAACTCTATCTCTTTGTCTCCTGTGAATAATGGTATGGCAGTATCCATGTCCATAGAACTATCTCTAAATGGTATACGATCTAAGTCATCAGCGCCATTACCAACTTCTACACCTACTGTTTCAAACAATCTTAATGTGATTGCATGAATACGTTTTGGTTTGCCCTGACTTGTGCCATCGACAGACCCACTTTCAATACGTAATGTTTCTAGGTTGCTTGTGAACGAAAAGCCCACAGATGCACTTGTTGCCGAGAAATCAAGCGAAATACCACCAGACGCAACCGTTTTATCAGGATGACTTGCACCATTTGCTAACACAGATACACTTTCACCCGGCAAGTGGTATAAACCTGATAAGCTGCTTACCGCACCGCCACTATACGACAATCCACTATCAACAAAGAAGGCACCTGTTGTATTTGCGCCAAAGTCAAACAATTTAAGTTTTTCTACATATCTTTTTGTTGCACTGTTGATTGTACGCTTCACAATCATGTACAATTCATCCTCGCCAGTATCAGATGGCAATGTTGCAATGCTTTCAACAACAGCTTGCCCACCGCTAAATGCACCGCCAATCACATGCTTATGCCACGCAACGACCTCTTCTTCGCGTCTATAGGTCATGCCTACAAGCGTACCATCGGCTCTTGTAGCCCACACGACGCTATCTGGCTCTTGTTGATACGCAAACTGTGTAAGACCTCCATCTGTGATATGCTCTGCTAGTATTGTCATATCAGGGGCAGAATACCCACCAGTATTGACATTACCAACAAACTTAAACTCTCTAACTTTACGTGCGCCGCGTTGCACAAACAGCGTTACATCAGCAACTTGTACAGGTTCTATTGCCGCTGATCCATAGTTAGAATACTTACGTATCAATGTTGTTGTGGGTGTTATAGGTCCATCATTTGTTGACGTAAGCACATATTCACCGCCAGATGTACCAATCGTAAGCACTCTTGTTGCGGAGAGATAGCGAATAGCATTAACTTGATTTGACGCAATCGTATAAATCAACGCATCATCAGCGTTTGAACCGACTGTAAAGTTTGTATAGTTGCCGTTTTTGCTAAACCAAATACTTTGTGGATTATTGTTTGTACCTGCGAATACAAGTCTTTGCTCAAAAAACGAAACACAACTTGGCCTATTATCTGATCCACTTAATCCTGGTGAGGGAGATCCAGAAATAGAAAGTGTAGCGAAAGTCCAATTATTGTGATCCGATCTTGTTAAGGTGCGTATATCATATGATGGATGCACAAGATACATTGTGTCCGCAGATTGAGCAAATCTAATATTAAATAAATCAGCTTCAGAATATGGTGTTGCAATTTCAAATATTTCTGTTGCAGTTCCACCAGATGTATACGTTGTAAAGCTGGTAGTATTTATGTCATTTCCAAAGAGATCTTGCAAAGAAAACGTGTTAGTGCTTGAATTTGCTATTAAATAATTTCTACCATTTACCTCTGTCATACCTCCCAAGCTATCAACAAACACTTCATCACCATTGCTGAACCCATGACTGTTGCTTGTGAATACACCAGGGTTTGCCTTTGTTGCGGCAGTAATTGTTTTTGCGGAAGAGTTTAACACCTGTAGATCATTACGAAACACACGCATAATCTGATTGCCAAACTCAAGAATATAAGTGTCGCTTGTTTTAAACTGAAACGGAATAAGCCTTGTTTTAACAGCGCTACTCTTTACCTCACCTAAATACTCAGTGCCGGGGCGTCTAGTAACACCACCATGAGGCATTACCACCATATTCGTTAGATCTGATAATCCTTCACGATATTTTTCAATATTCGTTCTGCCCTCTAGTCTAGGGCTGATTTCACCAGCAGTAAAAGAACTAAGAGCAGGTGCGCTTCTTGCCATTCCTAGAACCTACTCTCAATCAAGTCACTTGCTTCCAGACGTTGCGTAGCACTCTCTGTAGCATCGTTAAACCTTGCCTCTTTGACCTCAGCTTCATACTTAGCAAACATTGTTTGCACAACGCTGTTTGAACCTGTGATAGCATACGCGATGTTAGATGCTAGTCGAGCAGACAACGCTTGTATTAAGCTTGGATCGTATTGCTGTGGATCTGTTACCTTTGCGATATACTTTATCTTTGCTGTACCTTCGTCAGTCACAAGCTTTCTGCCCTCTATCGCAAACACAGGACCACCAGAATTGTTGGTCATATTGTCTTGTGGATATGACAAAGAGCCATTGCTAAACTCTAAAACTCGTAAACAGAATGGATCTGCTGGAAGTGCGTACTGATATGTGTATCCAAAGTTAGGTGCAGTGCTATCTCGTGCAAGCTCTGCTCTGACAATCAAACAATTCCAAGGATGTGATCTAAACACCGCATCTCGCGTTCCTTCGTAAAACTGATTTACAACACGAGCCGCTTTACTGTTTTCAGAAAAACTAGAAATGTTTGACGCTCCTAAAAGATTAAGTGCGTAGTTAGCTATATCAACCGTACTTGCCATTAACTATCTCCATGTAAAAGAAGGGGCGGCGAACCGCCCCATCCTAATTAGTCAACCACATACTTGATGGTTACTTCAATAGTACCAGTGCCAGCAGCGCCGCCCATAGTAGCTGTGATAGCAACACCATCTTCATTGGTATCTGTCTCTGTGCCTGAGCCTAGAGCCAGAGTAGCAAGAATGTCTACCTTCTGTGCCGATGTAGATGCAGCAGCAGCCTTATATGCAGCAGCAGCAGCAGATACCGCTGTACCAGCAGCATTTGTGTGTGCAGCATAACCAACTGACAAAGTTGTAGATGAACCCAGTGCATCATGTGCAAGTGATCCTTCTAGCAATCTTGCGCCGTCAGGTAAGATAAACATTTCAATAACGTCACCAGACGCTAGAGAAGATGCCTCGTATGTGCCATGAGCCACGCGCATACGTCCGCCTAGCTCATTTGCTTTGTTCATCACGGCTGGAGTTGCTCGTGAATTAGTGCGTTGTGTTGAATAAACAGTTGCCATTAATCAGTCTCCTTATTCGTTACAAGCAATTTCTACTACTTTTTCTTCTTCCATGCGTGTAGCACCGATAGATTGACAGTAGTAGACTTGCGTTGAATATGACTTGTCGGCTCGTTCATCGATACGTGCAGCTGGCTCTTTACCAACAGCAAGCTTAATACCATCTGATGCAAACGCAATAACCTGACGGTCACTGTTACTGTCTGTGTTTAGACGGTTAGATACGATAAATTGAAAGCCCACAAACGAGTTGATTTCACCCTGAGCCAAAGCCTTTACGGTATTGAAATCACTTGAAGTCACGGTTGTGTTGTTCAACAAATCACTGATTTGCTTTGGAGATACAACGATGAAACGCGGTATTGACGGATCAACGCTTGCTGCATCAAGTAACTCTTTAGCGCTTACTAGTTTGGCAATAGTCAAACCAGCAGAACCATGAGCAATTTTCTGACCAGCCGGAAGCGCTGTAGAAGTGCTACCGTCTTTACCAGTGTTTGAAGTACCAAGAGCCGCTGTAATGACTACATCATCCATAGCACGACCCATAGCAGCTGCTGCTGCACGGCTGTAGGTTGAAGTCGGATCAACAAGTAAACGCACTTTGTCCTGATCGTCGATCAAGTCAGCGTACTCATAATCTGACATTGTTACCATACGTCTGCTGTGTGGTGTTTCCACCAACGGCGTATCCGCATGGCGCGAAGTACGTAGGACAGCAGATGCTGCACCCACTTGGTCAAAAAAAGCTTTTTCGCCATTCACGCTTTCTGAATCTACCGCTGTACGCAATAGAGAACCCATTTGCTGCGATAGCATTTGGACGTTTGAAGAAAACTGATTGACAAAAGCTGTAGTAATTTGGGTTGACATTACGTCTCTCCTTTACAGTTTCAGTTTCGGGTTTGCTTCGCCTGGTTATCCCAGTGGGGCCAATGCTACTGCTTAGGGCAGCTATTCCGCTTGTCTACAAGCTTTCTCGTGGGCCTTGCGGTTATCCACTAAACATACTCCCTGAGACGTAACACTTCATTAATGTAAGTGTCATGCTCTGGGTGCATCTTATCCCAATATGGACCATCTCGTCTAGTCATCTCTGAAATTTGACGTTGAGCCTCTTGTGGTGTCATTATAAGCTCTGATGGTGCGCCTTCAAGGTTATCTTCTCCAATTTGTTCCGCTAGCTGCGAAAACATCTTTACAACCATTGGATGATCCCCTAGCATTCGTCCGTCCGATAAAGTGATATTATCAAACATTTCTGTATCGCCAAGCAAATCTCTTGCTGCCATTTGTGCAAGCTCAAGTCTCTGATCAAATGCTTGACCAAATTCCTGACGTAATTCTTGCTCACCTTCATGCAAAGCTTTCTCTGTGGTCTCAGACATATCAGTTTCTAAACCACTGATTGTATCTCTGACAAAACCCATCATTTCATTTGCTTGTGCATTTGTAAGGCCAGCAGTTAATGCGCGTTCACGAAAGTTTCCAACAAGATCCTCACTTACGGAAATTTCGCTTTCTGCAAACTCATAAGCATTTGC